AAAAAGGCCGCACCTCGTGCGGATGAGGAGGATATCGAGCTCGCCGTTAAGGAAACCGAAGAATTCCTGACCTCCCTTCATTCTGTTCCCCTCTCTACTGTCGTCCATTGTGGTCGCGCCGTCAATTTGCAAGACATGAAAGATCAAGCCCGTAGGACTTGTGTCGAGCTCTGTAAGCGTGATCGCAGTGGGAGAAAGCCGGAGATTAGTGAAGCGGTTCTTCATCAGCCCTATGCCCCGTCTGTCAAGGCCAATGTCACCGACAATCGTGCTCGACATGGGACCCTCGGTACTCTTGTATCGAAGGGTTTCATTGTTGAGTCCCGTGACTATGACGATGATTCTATCAAATTCATGTCTCGCCCCAAAAAGCGTCGACAGGAAGAGGATGAGGAGAAGGCCCTCTTGGATATGGATCTTGATCCTACTCGAGGTGTTGACGAATATTCGTCTGCTGTAGAAGTGGTTAAGGAGAGTAAATTTGATGTGTATGAGGGAGGTGAGGTTAGAGAGAGTGTTAGTGATGAGGTTTCTCTCATTATAGCCCCTAAATGGCGTAGCGCTTTGCGTTCACATTATGCTGGGTTGTATGAGAGAGTGCGTAAGGTCGCCTCTGGAAGTAAGCGTTTTGATGTTAAGCTTGTTGGACTTGCGGAAGCTTTGAAAATTAGGGTGATCTCGAAAGGACCACCCCTCAAATATTTTCTATTGAAGCCGTTACAAAAGTTCATAAGTCGCTTACTTGGTCGTTTTAAGTGTTTTGGTTTAACGAGACGTACTGTCTCAGCAAAGTGGTTAACTGATTTCTTCTCCTCCCGGCCTGAAGTCGGGACGGGTAATCAGTTATGGCATTCCCTTGATTACAAGAGTGCCACAGACTATCTCAATCCTGAGATCTCTGAAGTCATAGCCCGTACCCTTTGTTCTGAGTTGTCTTGCCCTCCTGATCTTACTGAGGATTTTGTCCTCGCCCTAACTGGTCACACCATCAATGGTCGTGCTCAGAAGTGGGGTCAGTTGATGGGTTCCATCGTTTCTTTTCCCGTTTTGTGTGTTGCGAATTGTTCCGCTACCCGTCGGTCTCTCGAGATCGCCTGTGGTGAGCCGGACCATCCTCTCGTCATTAGTCTCCGTGCACTCGGTGCCGTCTTTAATGGTGATGATGCCCTTGTTCGGGCTCCTGCTTGTTTTCTCCCTGTTTGGGAGTCCCTTGCTTCCGTTTGTGGTCTCGTCCCTTCTGTGGGCAAGACTTACTCGCACCCGACATATTCCAACATCAATTCCACTTCCTACACCTGGGATTTCCT